CCTTTCGTATTCTAACCTTATTGTTGAGACAGACGCAGAAGCGCTCAACATTGCCAAGGCTTATGTTGCTTCCCATAAAGACACAACTATTCGTATTGATGCAATGACTCTTGACCTAATGACTGCTAATTACAGCGCAGGAGTAACAGCAGCTCTTGACCTTGACTATTTTGACCAAGTGCAGATAACTAACCTTCAACCAGGCGGATCAACGATAACAAAGACTCTCCAAGTACAAGGCATCGCTCATGCGATTACTCCTACAACTTGGAAAACAACCCTCACCACGCAAGAACCAATTATCGATGGATTCATTATAGGTAGTTCCCTATACGGTATCCTTGGCACTAGCGTTTTAGCATACTAAGGAGCAATAAATGGCAACAGGATTTCCAGCAGCTACGGGCGACGTAATGAGCGCGGCAATGTTCAATGGACTTGTTGCTTTTACATTGCAGACAACACAGACTGCCGATTACACAGCAGTTCTAGCAGATTCGTACCAGACACTTGTTCAGATGAACAAGGCAACGGCTATCGCTTTCAAGATTCCAACTAACGCATCCGTGGCTATTCCCGTCGGATCAGTTATTACAGTGCTAAATATCGGGGCTGGTACTTGCACAATATCGGCTACAACAAGTGGCACAACGTCTGTACTAAGCGCGGGTGCGACCGCTGCTAGCCCTACTCTTGCACAATACAAATCAGCAGCATGTATCAAAGTTGCAACTGATACATGGTATGTAGTCGGGGCTATTGCATAATGCTCAATATGGTAAGTAGCGTACTAAATAGCGCAGCAGCTGCTGTTGTCGCAAATTCCTATGAGTCTATTGCTACAAGTACGGTGGGCTCTGGTGGCGTATCTAGTGTTACTTTTAGCTCTATTCCACAAACTTTTACGCACTTACAACTTAGGGCGATGTACGGTACGACTAACCAAAACTCGTATCTTCAAATTGGTACAAGTGGTGGCGCTAACACAGGCGCTCGTGGCCATATGCTCAATGGTAATGGTACGACTGCTGCAAGTTTCAATTACACAGCAGGCGCTACGGGTCTTTATTTAGATTATTACGCACCAAGCGGTGTTACTCCATTTTATGTTTCAATTATAGATTTCCTAGATTACACAAATACAAATATCAATAAAACTGTACGCGCATTGTCAGGTGGAGATTGGAACGGTTCTGGCGAAGTAGATATGTCCAGTTTCTTGTTCGCTACCACTAATGCAATCACTTCTATAACAATCAGTGGCACTGCTACGAAACAATACTCATCGTTTGCACTCTACGGGATAAAAGGATAGCCATGGCCGCAGGATCTACTTATACAACTATCGCCACAAACACGTTGGCAAGTAATACTGTCTCATATACTTTCAGTTCAATACCTAGCACTTATACAGATTTAGTATTAGTTGTTAGTAACTTGACTACAACTGTTGCAGGTCAATCTATTTATATGGAATTCAACGGCGACAATTCAGCTGTCTATTCTGAAACTTGGATAAACGGCGACGGCACTAGTGCTACAAGTGTAAGACGAACAGCCGATACAAAAGGATTTTTAGGTGGTTATGGGGCAGGCACGAGCACAACAAACCCTGCTATGGCTATTGGACATATAATGAATTATGCAAATACGACAACAAATAAAACTGCACTAGCTCGTTATTCACTAGGGAATGTTGAAACAAATACTCTTGTAAATCTTTGGCGCTCAAATGCTGCAATAAATGCAATTAGAGTTTATACAGGAGGAACAATGGCTATTGGTTCAACCTTTACACTTTACGGAATCGCGGCTGCATAATGCCTAATACATATACTAAAATAGCAAGCGTTTCAGTGAGTTCTGCCCTTGGCGCTGCCAGTATGGATTTCACAAGCATTCCTGCAACATATACCGATTTATTGGTAAAAGTATCGGGGCGTGAACTTACGGGTGTTTCACTGTTATTTACTATGCAAATCAATGGCGTTGCTACAAATCAAGCAACTCGTGAATTACGAGGCAGCGGTGCAGCAGCAACTAGTGGTACAAATACGATTGCAACCATTGACCAAAATGGTTCGGGTACTACTGCTAGCGTCTTTGGAAGCGCGGATATTTACATATCTAATTACGCATCAACAACAACTTACAAGTCCTATTCCATTGATTCTGCCTCGGAAAATAATGGTGCTTCTGCATATATGAGACTAAGCGCTGGATTATGGTCGTCTAATAGCGCAATAAATCAACTTACCTTTTACGCATCAAGTGGCAATATTGCACAGTATTCAACAGCAACCCTTTACGGCATAGTGAAATCATAGGAGATAAAAATGGCAGATAAGAAAATAATCGTGAACTGTGAAACAGGCGAAGTTTCTGAGGTTGAACTAACCGCTGAGGAAGTAGCACAACGCGCAGCAGATGCTACAGAGGCAGCAAAAGCGAAGGCTGAGGCCGATGCAGATGCAGCAGCTAAAGCAACAGCAAAGACTGCACTCTTGGCTAAGTTGGGCATCAGCGCAGAAGAAGCTGCACTCCTACTTGGATGAAACCAAGACTAAGTAAAGCTGCTTCACAACTAAGGTTGCAAGTAGATGATTCATTCGCGGATAGAGATAGAACATCAGACGGCTGGATTGGCGATGTCCGACATTCTTCAACTGTCTCTGATCACAATCCAGATGCTGAAGGGTGGGTACGCGCCTGTGACATTGACGCTGACCTCTCCAAGCAAAAAGGGTTATCCGTTTATCTTGCGGATCAGATACGACTTGCTGCTAAGAATGGAGAACGGCGAATTACTTACGTTATCCACATGGGAAAGATTGCTAGTTCAAAGAAGTCTTGGGCTTGGCGCAAATACGATGGCATCAATGCTCACAACCACCACATTCACATCTCGTTTGCGAAAGAAGCTGACAATGATGGTGAGTTTTTTCAGATACCTATGCTAGGAGGCAAGAATGAATGAACTAAAGACAGCAGCAGGTTCTTGGGCTAGAGCCTTTCTTGTATCGGTGTTGAGCCTTTACGCAGCAGGGGTAACAGATCCAAAGGCACTTATAGCTGCTGGACTTGGCTCATGCTTACCACCAATCATTCGTTGGTTATCTCCAACAGATAAAGCGATGGGCATTGGAAAGAATGAACTCTAATGACATGTTCACGATCTACCTTGCCACTCTTGGCATCGTAGGTGGACTTGCAGGTTATGTAATTACACATCTGCTCAGTGAAATAAAGCGACTCAATCAGCGAGTCGATGAGATTTACAACATACTTCTTGAGCGATAATTATTGCCATGGCGAGGACTCGTAAGAAGGTCATAGACCTTGATACCTATTCCAAGTTAGATGCTTATACCATTGCAATCAATGAGTATTACAAAAGCCTTCGCAGGGCTGGCTTTGCTGTTGATTTAGCACTAGCAATAATTTCAGAGCGTTCAACTTATCCAGACTGGCTTCTTCCTGCGTTGCCTAACAAGATTGACTCTATCCCATACGAAGATGATGAGGATGAATGATTCAACGCACTGTAGTCGTTTCAGATTTACAGGTTCCGTATCACGATGAGGTCGCAGTCAAAAACCTTGGGGCGTTTATCCGCGCTTGGAAGCCTCACAAAGTCGTCACAATTGGTGATGAAATCGACCTCCCACAAATCAGCAGATGGACAGAAGGAACAGCGGGATGGTATGAGCAAACTCTTGCAGAAGATCGCGACCTTGCTGTTCAGACACTATACGACTTACAGGTAACAGATGTAATAAGATCCAATCATACGGATCGTTTGTACAACGTAATTATGAAGAAGATTCCAGCATTCTTGGCATTGCCGGAGCTGAAGTTTGAGCGATTCATGCAATTTGATGACCTTGGCATTACTTATCACAAAAGGCCAATGGTTATTGCTCCTAATTGGATTGCTATTCATGGGGATGAACAGGGCATCAATCCTAACGCAGGGCTTACAGCGCTCGGAGCGGCTCGTAGGCATGGCAAAAGCGTCATATGCGGTCACACTCATAGGGCAGGGCGTAGTGCCTTCACAGAGGCCTCTGGAGGCGTTTTAGGGCGTGTTATCCATGGTGTTGAAGTAGGCAATCTAATGAATTTCAAGCAAGCCGGCTATACAAAAGGCACAGCCAACTGGCAACAGGCCTTTGCCACAATAGAAACCGATGGCAAGCGTGTAAATGTGCAGCTTGTCTACATTGAGAAGGATGGAACTTTCCTTGTCAGCGGTAGGCGCTATGGAAAGCCTCGTTGATTCGATAGTTCCTCTCAGGCCTAAGCTCGATGAGGCAGTGGACTTGGGAGAATTGTTATCATTTCGTTATCAAATGTGATTGATTCTGTCAGTTATCTATGAGACCGTAAAGGTGTGAAGGTCGAACGAACCAACACAGACTAGGGCTAAGAATGATAGTAACAGAGAAAGACTTCGATAGATTATCAAGTACATCAATGCTTTGGGCAGGAACCGATTGGGCTTCGCAAGGCGATCGCTTTGATGAAGGCATAACTTTTGATTGGAAAATTGCTTACTGGTTTGCTGATACAGCATCAATTGTTTTGGCTAAAAACTTCCTCAGCAATCTTGGATTTCCTTACCAAGAGACCTATGATGACGCAATGGATGAATACATCCTGCTCACCAATTATCTGACTCCTTCATGGATTTCAGAGAAGGTCGGTGCATAATGGACTGGATCCAATTTATCGCAGTAGTGTCATTATTCGTAATGGCCAACTTTATTTGGTACTGGCAAGGCTTCAAAGATGGACAGCGTGAGGGCTATACTCGCGGTCGCAATATCTCACGACAAGCGTTCTGGCAAGAATGAAAGCCAATGACATCCTTGACGAAGCCAAAGACCTCATCCTCGACAGAGGTGCAGACTATGGCACACCAGCTATCAATCACCTTCGCATTGCAAGACTCTGGTCGACCTACCTTGACCACCATATTGAGCCAAACGAAGTCGCAATCTGCATGGCACTCGTCAAGATTGCAAGAATCCAAGAGACTCCAAGCCACCAAGACAGTTACAAAGACGGCGCAGCTTACATTGCAATCGCTGGACAAATTGCATCAACTGATTGGGATGACCTTGACAG